CTTCGCCTTAATCGGCGGCAGGCACAAAACTAGCGGCTCAGATGGCAATTCGCTGTCTGGGCCGTTTTCTTTAAGGAGGCATGCATGGACAAGTTAAAGCCGTATGTCAATCTAGCTGAGTATGGCGGCCACATCGTCGAGCTCGAATGGTGCAATGACGCCATCGCCCACGCCTCCGATTATTACAGACATGTTACAGGCGCTCGCCTGAATTTCAAGCTCATCATGAAGCAATACAGAGAACCGGCCATCTGCACGGCACTATTTTTTGGCGCGCTGAAAGTCGCAACCGGCGTGCCTCTAAGAGATTTCTCCGTGAAAAACATGAGCTATGAGCAAATCTATCTGCCGGTAAAGGACGGGCTGGAAAATTACTTTGACGTCTCAAATGTGCGAAGAATGCCGGAAGGCGACGAAGAGTGGCCGGACACTCAGAAACAAGTCAACAAACCTAACGAAGACATCGAGCTGCTGACTTATCAAGCAATCATGAGAAAGTGGGGCTTTAGTCTGGCCGAGATCGGCAGGATGACCATGCGCGGCATGCAAGCGGCGGCACTCGAATTGAGCGGCGTCAAAGAATCCGACGACAGCTGGCTGTTCGGCAAGGAAGGTGAGGGCGATGTCGTCATTTAAGGTCGAAGGCCTGGACGAGCTGATTGAAGATATCGAGTGCATGGGCGCGGGGCTTGACCCCGTCTTTGACGAAATGCTCGATGCCGGTGCGGATGAAATTGTAAAGGCTTGGGAAGCGGCAATTGTTAAGCATAAGCATGTCATCACGGGACAGATGCTCGAAAGTGTCAAAAGCAGCAAGAAAAAAGTCGGTGGCGCCAAGCAGAGGCTGGCGGAAATCTTTCCGCACGGGAAAGATGAACGAGGTATCCGGAATGCGTCTAAGGCGTTCTACTGTCATTTCGGGACAAGTAAAAGACCTGGAACGCATTTTATCGATACAGCTGAAGAAGAAGGGCACAGAGCGGCATTCGAGAAAGTCTCTCAAATCTGGGATCGGTTTATAACGGAGGGTGGAAATGGCAGATAAAGAATCAACCATCAAGACTATTTTCGCTCTTGACGGCGAGACAAAGTACCGTGATGCGATTAAGAACATCAACAGCGAACAGCGAGAGCTTAGGAGCGAGTTGTCAAAAGCCACGTCTGCATATCAGCTTAATGGCGACAAGCTGGAATACAACAAGTCGCGTGTCGAAATCTTAACGAAGCAATACGACTCGCAAAAACGAAAACTTGATGAAGTGCGCCATGCGATGGAGCAGTCCGCCAAGATCAACGGCGAAAACTCCGAAGAAACGCGGAAGTTGAGAACTGAATACAACAATACGGAATCGGCTTTAATGCGAATGGAGAAGTCGCTCAAGGACGCGACGGCCGAGCTTGCAGCTCAAGAACTCGAAATGAGGAAACTCGGCAATCGCACACGTGAAGTCGGGGAAGCCGTCGAAAAGACCGGAGCAAAGATGAAGGGCTTTGGCGACGGTATGAGCAAGTACGTCACGGCACCTCTGGTCGGTATTGGCGTAGCTGCCACCGCCGCATTTATGGAGGTTGACGAGAACCTTGACAATATCGCCAAAGCGACGGGCGCAACAGGCAAGAACCTAGAAGAGCTCCAAGACGTGTGGGAGAACGTTGTTCGGACAATGCCTGTTGATATGGGCGTCGTGTCTGAAGCCGTCGGTGAGCTGAACACTCAATTCGGATGGACGAACGAAAAACTAGAAGAAAATACGCGCTTAACCGCGAAATACATAGAAATCACGGGCGCCGGAGTCACTGAAACGATTCAGGGCACGAAAAAGGCGCTTGAGATTTTCGGGCTTGAGGCCGACAAGTACGAAAAAATACTTGAAATTGTTGCCAAGCAAGCCCAAGACACGGGCGTTGACACCAAGACCATGTTCGATGCGATTGCTCGCGGCGGTCCAACGCTTAAGAATATGGGTCTATCTCTGGAAGAATCTGTTGTCTTGCTCTCACAGATGGAGCAAAACGGTATAGAGGCGACCAGGGCGCTTGGATATCTTGTTAGAGCTCAAGCGACCTTGGCCAAAGAGGGCAAGCCGCTTAACCAGGGGCTGCAAGAGTTTCAGGATATCGTCAAAAACAGCACATCTGAAACCGAAAAAATGAACGAGGCGGCCAAAATCTTCGGCACGAAAGGTGCCGTCACAATGCTCGACGCTGTTGAGCGTGGCGCATTAGATTTTGGCGAACTTGCGGATGCCGCAGAATCCGCCGGCGGCACCATCGCCCGAACATTTGAGGATACTCTCGATCCTATTGACCAGCACCAAGTGTTGCTCAATAACGCGAAAATCGCGGGCGCAAAACTCTCAGAGGAAGTGCAAATCGCGCTCGCTCCGGCAATGGAGTCTCTGATCGACGTGGTGAGCGGCGCTGTTGACGGTTTTAATTCGCTCGATGACAAAACAAAAAAGACGATCACGAACGCAGGTCTGATCGTGGCGGCGATCGGTCCTGCCATGAGTGTTGGCGGGCGCGTTGTCGAGCTCGTCGGCAAAGGAATCTCCGGCTGGGGCGGCTTGATCGACAAGCTCTCAATGGCTCCCGGCGTTATTGGGAACGTGACGACTGCGCTCGGCAGCGGAGGGACGTTCGGACTTGTCGCCGGTGTTGGGTTGGCGGGCATTGGCATTTGGAAACTTGTTGAGTCATTGACGGCGGTTGATCCTGCCGTCAAGCGAGCGCAGGAAAGCCTTGAATCGCTCGACGATGAGTTTCGAGATATGGAAGCCGGGTATCTGGCTCAGACTGAGCTCATCAAGCAATATCGCGGCGACTTGGACACTCTAATGCAAGAGGAAGACAAGTCCGTCGCGACCAAGCGCAGAATTCAGAGCGTTGTCGAGCGCCTGAACCAGCTAGTCCCGGAACTCAACCTCGCGTACGACGAACAAGCTGACAAGCTTAATATGACCGTGACAGAAATGGACAAGCTGATCTTGTCGTCACGCGAAGCGGTCAAAGAGCAGCTTAAGCAGGAGCTTGTCACCAAGTTGCTGGAAGAGGAAGGTAAGCAGCTCGAAGATTTGATCAAGTATCAAATAGAGCTTGAGGAACTTGCTCAATCACGTCAGGCCATCGAGGATGCGCGCAATGCGGCCTTGATGACGGGACTGACCGAAGAGCAGCTTAAATACGCCGAAATGACAAAAGAGGCACGCGAGTATCACGGCGTCACGCTCGATCTCACAGACGAGCAAGTCATGGCTGTTGGCAAGCTGAAAAAAGTCATCGAAGAAGAAGCTGACAGGCTGGAGCGCGCAACAGGGCGCAAGGTTACAAACTTTGTCGCGAGTACAAACGCTTTGAATGAGCTCGATGGTGCGACTCGAAGAACGCAAAAGAGCTCGGACGAACTAGCCGGAATCTACGAGGGCATGGGGCCTCGTATGGAGGAATACGAGAAGGCCCTCGACAAGACGCTTGACTCGGTTCTCGGTCTCAAGGATACGCAAGACGATCTTGGAGACGCAACCGAAGACAGCGCGGAGCGTCAGACCGAAGCCATTAAGAAGATGGCTGAAGAAACGATCCCTGTCTGGGAACAGCTCGGCATGTCGCAAGAAGAGTATGAAAAAGCCGTCGACGATCACGCTAAGAAGATCGAGGATCGAACTGCGGAGAACGTCAAGCGTCTCAGCAACTTTTCTGATCAGAAAATTGATTACGAAAAGATTACGGTCAAGAAATTTATTGAGCTCAAGCAAAAAGAGCTTGAAGCCTTTACGAAGTACGAAGACAATTTGTCAACCGTCTCCAAGCGGACAAGCAAAGAGTTTGCTGACGAGCTTAGGAAGATGGGCGACGCCGCTGCGCCTCTGATTGCTAAGATTGCGACCGCATCAGACAAAGAGCTTGAAGAGCTCGAGACGGTCTTTAAGAACCGAACAAAGGCGGCGACCGATGCCGCTAAGGAAGAGCTAGGACAGTTGCCCGGAGTTGCCGAAAACTACGTCAACTCCATGATCGATGCCGTTGACAGGAAAGATGAAGAGCTTAAAAAGGCGGGCTATCGCATTGGTAGCAGCTTGGTGGGCGGAACCAAGAGATCGGTCCTAATGGACTCCCCGTCAAAGGTCGGTATCGAGATTGGCGAGAACTGGGATGACTCAATCGCGATGGGTGCCGAAAAGGCGTTGCCGCGAGTTAAGGATGCAGGGCGAAAGGTCGGCGACACGCTGTCTGCCGCGACGCTTCCGACGCCTCAAGACCTCAGCATGCAGCTTGATGTCATCCGGCGCGTATCGACGGTTGGCGACTACGGCGCGCCTGTTAGGGTGCCTGTCGGCGGCGGGGTCGTGGGACAGCCAGGGACTGCAAGCGTGCCGGCACTCGGGGCAAGTCCGGTCTTTAACATCAATGTGCAGGTGCCATACGACGAAAGTGAAGACTTCGGTCGGAGGGTGGGGCGCATGGTCATGAACGAGCTTCACTCGGCCGAAATGAGCCGGGGCGGGTAAGTCGCAGAACGGAGGGGAGCAATGAGACTCAAGATTTGGATTGACGGTGTGGATATTTGGACTCTTGGCTTCCGTGTGCTTCGGCTCCCGCCCTTGCAAGTGCCGGAGCTCATTGTCGACGATGTGGTCATCCCTGGGCGACCGGAATATTTGACCGACAGTCGCGATCAATTCCACAACCTGCCAAAAACGGCGGAGCTCGCCTATATTGGCGACGACGTAATGACGGCCATTCAGCCACTTGTCGCGGCTCAAAATGTCCGTTTCAGCAACGAAGAAGATTTTGTTTACATTTGCGACAATCGGTCCGGGCAAGAGATCAGCCGTTTGATCGCTGACTGGCATAAATTTAACTTTACATGGATTTGCAAACCGCTGAAACGAAAAAAGACCCCGGCGAAACTGACCGGTCTCACGTGGACGGGAACGAATCAAGGCACATGGCCGTCAGAACCGAAGTTTGTGATTAATGTCGGGTCATCGACAAAAGACATCGTCTTGACTGTGGCAGGACAGACAGTTGAGCTTAAGCAGGTAAAAAACACGGTGACACTCGACAGCGAAAGTCGGACGGTCAAGCAAGGGACTGTCAACATCGACTCCAAGATGTGGGGCGATTTCCCGGTGCTGCCACTAGGCAGCGTCTCTATCGCTTGTACCGGAGCTGTCAGCATGGAGACCTATCCTAACTGGAGGTGGCGCTGATGTCGAACATTTATTTGTTTAAGTCCGACGCGACGCCTGTAGAACTTGAAGCGAACGGTCTCGGCGTGCTCAAGGCGCATGTCGCGACGGTGAGCGAAGAACTCTTAATCCCTGACGCATCGGCACGCTACATGGCGACGGTGACGGTTAGCGTCAAAGACAGGCTTGCATCCGAAGTCAAGGCGGGCGCGATTCTCCGGATGTCAACGCCGGAGGGCAACGACTATTTCCGCATCTCGAGGACAAATAAAACGCTTGACAGTATCACAGCATCCGCCTGGCAGATCAGCTACGACTTGGCGAATGCCGTCATCAGCAATCGTGCATGGATGGAGCAGGCACTCTCGACGGCATGGTCTGACATGCTCAAGGCGGGCGACACGGGAAAGGTCGATCAACGCTTTTCAGGCGTGAGCGATATCGCGTCCGTCAATTCTGTCCGGATCGTCCGAAGCAACGTCCTTGCTGCTTTGATCGGCACGCAAGACAATAGCGTGGTCAATCGATGGGGCGGGGAGATCAAGCGCAACAAGTTTACCGTCGATATGCTTTCTCGACGCGGACAAGACCGTGGAATCGTCCTGCGGTACGGCAAGAACATCACCGGCATAAACGAAAATATCGACGATAGCCAGGCGTATCAGGCGGTGCTGCCGTCGTATCTTGACGCGTCTGATCAACCTGTGGTCATGCCGCTGATGAAATCGCCGTACTTTGACGCGATGCCGAATCCGCGAACGGTCGCAATGCACTTTAGCGACATCAAGCTAAGTGAGGAGCTAACTCAAGCTCAAGCAGAACAGGAAGTCCAAGATCGTGTCAATGCTGGTTGGCTGAACCGTGTCGACCTGCCACAGGTCTCATGCGAGATCAGTTTTGTCGAGCTGAGAAATACGCTCGAATATAAAGACCTTGCTGAACTGGAGACGATCCTGTTAGGCGACACGCTCCGGGCGGTCTGGTCCGGGCACATCGATGTCAAACAACGCGTCATTGCGTATGAGTGGGATGCTCTGCGCGATCGGTACATCAACATTCAGCTTGGCAGTCCGCGACGCAATATCGCGTCACTGAGAGGGCAGATCGAGCTGCAAATCCAAGATGGCATACACAGGACCTTGCCGTCTGCCATAGCAGGCGCTATTGATGCCGCCATGCACTTTGATGACGTCTATGTCAACGCAATGGGATACTATCCGACGGTCGTCAAGAATGAGGCGACCGGCGCTTTAACGTCGTACATGCACGATGCGCCAACCTTAGAGGAGTCCACTTTTATTGCGACGTCTCCAGAACCGGGTACGTACCTGTGGACGACATCGGGATGGAATGATGGTCATCCGGTCTGGCAGTACGGTCACGCCAAAGATGGCAACGCCATCATGCGCAAGATATCAATGTACAAGGTCACATCAAGCGATGTGACGCTCGCAGACGGAACCACCGCCCAAG